CGTCCTGTAGGCTTTGTAGTGATTTCTATATTCATTTTAGTAACTCTGTGCTAACCGCCACATCAAATATTCTTTAGATTCGATTGGCTCATATTTGTCTTCTTCATTTGTTCGTAAATTCTTTATAATCGTTCCTGGTGTAGGATCTACAAAGTGAGGCATACTATACCTTTGCATATGTATATGAGAATTTACAACTCTGTGTTTTGTGCTTTTGAAATAATCATTAGTCCAACGTTGTAACAAGTCTCCAATGTTACATACTATACCGTCATCTGCATAAGGTACAGGATGCCATTCTCCTTTAAGGTCTTGTACTTGTAATCCTGGAACGTCATTGATCTGCCAAAGTAATGTGATAGTGCCATAGTCACTGTGTTCTCCTATTCGCATTTGTTTTTGCTCTAGTTCCCCTTCATAAGCAGGGTAATGTATCACTCTTGTAGTGTTAAATGGAACCTTATGTGCATCAACTAACGTAGTTCCTGTATTTAAAATAGTATCAAACTTTTCTAAAATGCGTAAGGTTAAACTGTCTGCAATTTTAATGCTTTGCAATGCACTGCCTCTAAAACCTTTTAGCTCGCTTGGCCATAAGTGTTCAGGCATTCTTGTATCATTATAGTTAAATGATTCTTTTATATCTTTAGGAGCAGTTGGGTCAACGTTTTCGTCACCTACCATGCTATACCCTAGGTTAGTATCACCCTCGTAAGGATATTTCTGTTTTGTTTCCATTGGCAAATCAAAGAATGATCTCATTTGATGTTGCCAGGCACCCATGTCAGCTTTTTCATCACCTGGTAACGCATTGGTGAACACTGCGAAGCCTACGGTAGTGTAGGCTTCGTCAATGCGATCTAAAGCGTCTTGTGCTTGTAAATCTATTACTGGTATCATTACTCAGGTAACTCTGCGTCAATACCTTCAACATAGTACATCATACTATCTAGATGAGCTCTGTCGGCAACTACACCGTCAGCGATTTGAAGATTACCTTTGTTATCGTAAATAGGACCTGTGAATGCAAAATATTCACCAGCAGTAATAGCCGCTTTAATTTCTTCAGCTTTTGCTTTTACATCATCTGGCATATTAGTAAACGGAGCCATTCCAACTGAACCATCATTCATATGTCCAAAGTAACAACCGTCTGGTCCATCACAACCTGTTTCCCAAGTTCCGTCTAGCAATGCACCAACTTTTGAAACATAGTATGGTCCCCAGTTATCAATAGTTGCTGTCAACTGTGCTTTAGGAGCAAATGCAATCTGATCACTTGCTTGTCCAAAACCAATCAAGCCTCTTCCTTCTGCGGCTTGCAACGGAGCAGGAGAGTCTGTGTGTTGTGCAATAACATCACAACCTTGATTCATTAATGCTTCTGCGGCATCTTTTTCTTTACCTGGATCATACCAAGTAAACACCCAAACAATGTCAATATCAACATCTGGATTCACACTTTTAGCACCTAAATAGTAAGTATTGATTTCACGTACAACTTCTGGAATCGGATAGGCGGCGACATAACAAATCTTATTGGTTTTTGTCATCATACCTGCTATAACGCCCTGCACATGACGTGCTTGGTATAACCGTAGTCCATAGTTTGCAAAGTTTGTATCGTTGCTCTTATAACCTGTAGCGTGTTCAAACTTTACATGTGGAAATTTTTCTGCCGTAGCCAACATTGAATCCATATATCCAAATGATGTTCCAAAGATAATATCCACACCTTGCATTGCCATTTGTGTCATCACACGTTCACCGTCTGCGCCATATTTGACACTTTCAACAAACATTGTTTCAACTCTATCGCCAAATGCTTCTTCAACTTGTTGTCTTCCGATATCGTGTCTGTACGTCCATCCGTGGTCACCTGTTGGTCCCACATAAATGAAGCCTACTTTCACTTTCTCTTTTGGCTCTCCAGCAAAAGCTGTCATGCCGAATAACCCCACCACTGCTAGTGATGCGGCAATTAATTTAAATAGTTTCATGTTATTCCTTTCTATTGGCGGGTGTTCTTTAACTAAAATGCTTCACCCTAATTAAAATGCGACTTGTTCTGTTGCTAGGTAAGTCGCCAACCCCGGGAACCTATTTAGGCCGCCATTGCCATTTCTGGCGCATAATTGTCATTTGCAATTATAAAGTGTGACCAATAACGCAGTCATCCGGTAAACTCCACTTCACTACAACACCTGTCGATCCTATTTCGACCCCATCATAAGCACACTCAGTAAATGTGTTTATGGTGGAGTCGCTGGGTACTGCCCCCAGGTCCAGAATGCGTTCACGTTGCTTCAACGCTTACCTTCTATTTATAACATAGGTTCCCCGAGATGTCAACAAAAAGAAGAAAAAGACAAAAAAATTTCTATTTGATAAATACTCTAGTTTAGAACAACGAAAATCGCTATTTTCTTAGCATATTTTTTTTAGGTCAAAAAAAGGAAAAACATATGACGCAACTAATAAACCCTACAAAGTTTACGAACACAGTTGGCCTTTTAAGGTCATTTTTTTTGGACAAAGGATTTGAAGAAGTCCATACACAAAACAGACTATCAATACTTGCCGCTTGCGAAGATCCATTCAATGTAGCAACGTATAATTACGCAGGCGAGGTATGGCCCTTGCCGCAAACAGGCCAGATGTGGCTAGAACATGAATTATTAAGTAGCCCCGATAGTAAGGGGTTTTTTTGTGTCTCCACGTCCTACAGACAAGAACCAAATGCAAAGCCAGGAAGGCACGATATAATATTTCCAATGTTTGAATTTGAAATGCCAGGCACCATTGACGACCTTAAAGAAATGGAAGTTGAGCTTTGTGAACATTTAGGATTTCCTGAACTGTCAGATAAAACATATTACAACTGGGCAAGCGAGTTTGAAACAGAGGAACTTGATCACGAACATGAAGAAGAAATATGGAATGGAATGATAACACACTTTCCAGAGTTTACTAGTCCATTTTGGAATATGTCAAGAAACTCAGATGGTGTTACAAGCAGAAAAATAGATGTAATATTAGGTGGCATGGAAACTATTGGTAGTGCAGAACGTAGCACAGATGTAGAACAGATGCGTGATACATTCCATACAATCACAGACGGAGAATATAGTGAACTCCTATATAAACTGTTTGGTAAAGAACGAGTAGAAGCAGAACTTGAAGAGTTTTTAAAGTTTGACTTCTTTCCAAGAGTAGGCGGCGGCATTGGCATGACACGCATGATCAGTGCATTAGATACACTAGACGCCTAAGTATTCCGGGGTGATGGAATGGTAGACATGGGCCGCTGTTTACGGTCTGGTAAAGATACTGCAATATATTTACCGTGGAGGTTCGAATCCTCCCCCCGGAGCCAAATAAAATAATAAATATTAGTATGGAACGTACTAAAGAAGAAATAATGAAAAAGATTGAGGATCTTATTGAGACTCATGTGCAACCAGCAGTAGAAATGCATGGTGGAGTTGTTAAGTTACAGGATTTTGATGTAGAATCAGGTCGAGTGCTTATGTTACTAAGTGGAAGTTGCAGTGGTTGTGCTGGTAGTAGTATGACACTGAAGATGGGTGTTGAAAATATGTTACAACATTATATTCCAGAAGTGACGGCTGTAGACGGAATGGACGATCCAAACTTTAACGATCCGTATTATAGTTCTAATGATGGTAGTGGATTCGGAGAATACTACTAGTCACCATTTAACAGACATTGTCTTCACATACTGCCTTTGTGACTTCACTGCATTAAGACATGCTAATATCATTCTTGTCTTCTGATGTGGCTTTTCATAGCCATTTTCGTTAGTCCAGTTTTTATTTTCGTCTATTTCTTTTGAAAGTGATTCACCAAGTAACTTTTCCATGTAAGTTAACTCTATATCAGTGAGAAGTTCAAATGCCCTGCTGACCATACCGTGTCCTCCGTGTTGATGTGTTATTTATTCGAAGTCTTCTTCGATACGTTGAATAGCTTTGAAATCATTTGTTGCAGGACATTTAAACATAAAAGCAAACTTTTCTATGCACGGTTGGTATATGCTATGAGCTCCAACACAAACAAAGTTATTACTATCAATGCAGTCTATAACTTCTTCTTGAACACTTGGTTTTATATCGTATACTATACACCTAGCAGTAGATTCACATACATGGATATTAGTATCACCAAATGTAAATGTCATCATAGTATTTGTTCCAAGCATTCGTATAATGAAAGTTGTTGCATGTCAGCATCTAAATATAATTCAATATCGTCCGAGTCAACAGGTTCATCATTATCATTACCTAAATATATCATAAGGTCATTCATAGTAATGCGTTCATTAAGATGATGAGCACACCAAATCTGACTAAAGATCAAAGCATTTTGTATTTGCCCACGATCATTTATTTCGTTTTTAACAAGAAACTTTATAGTTCTTTCTTTTGCTTCTGAAAACTTTATTACTCTATCAGCTATTTTATCTAAGTAATGTCTAGTAGATGTCATGTCTTAATCTTCTTTTCTTGTATTTCTTTCCTGCGATCAGGTATGAGCTGTTTGAGATCATTGAGAGCTTGGCGAGCTCGAACTGCACTAGCTTTTACACCTTCTTGTTCGAACTTTTCTGCCTCCTTGACATAGGTTGCAAATGCAACTTTTATTTCATCGTGTAGCTCACTCATTACTAACTATATATTCGTATAGTTCTTTCCACTTAATAACTTTTTTCATACCAACTGGAACACTATCGTTCATATTCCAACCATGCTCTATCAATATTGGTTTCAATCCTACATTTAATCCTGCGATTGCATTTGTCATTTTATCTTCTATCCAGTAGTAACCTGTATCTGCATAGTGTTCGTCTAAGAACTCGTCTTTGTCAGCACCTGTGTCTAAGCATTCTAGTACAGGAAATGCAGTAGGACCAAACATTTTATCTAAGTTCATTTGGCGTAGTTTCTTAGCATTTGGATCTAAACTCATGCTAGTAATACAATGAAAATCATATCCATGTTCTTCGTGTAGTCTTTTTACATAATAAATGCTATCACGTAGTGCTGGTAGAAAGCCCATTGTAGCACTTTCATTAAACTGTTTTACTAATGCTCTACCTTCGGACTCGCCAATGTTAAATCTTTTTGCAATGTTATATTCTTGGTTACCATTTTCTATTTCAATGTAACCTTTTTGTGTCATCCAAACACAATAAGCCCATTCCCAGTTAAGTAAAACCCCATCGCAGTCTGTTAATATAATCTTTCTCATCTTGCCTCTTCTCTTGCCTATTTCTGTTTATACTTATTTGTAGCATATTATATAGTGCTTGTCAAGTGTTATTTAAAACCTCAACCATTTCTTGATCAAGGTAATCTTTATAATGTTGATTCCTGCTTTGATCAAAAAGCATAGTTTCTTTATAAAGTTTATTTGTGTTTCCAATGTTATTTTCTATAGCATCATCTATCATAGATGTTAAGTTTCTAATGTTAGTATGCTTGTACTTTTGTTTTGCAGTTTGTAACACTTCGATAGGTAGTTGTCTAAGTGATATTCCTCTTGTGTTACTGTGTACTTCGCTTAATACAATGTCTTTAGTTTTTACATTCAAAGTATCTATCCAACTTTTAAACTCATTTATGTTGAACAAGTTATGTGCCGTTAACACCAAGTTAAACCATAATACTTCAGGCTTTACAATAGATATGTATCGTTGTATATTTTGTTCTAGCATTGTAAAATCCTGTGGATATCTTATGTAATCATATACTTTTCCAACACCATCTACACTAATAGTATGTTGATTGTCTTTGAACTTTATTAGTTTCATGCATAGGTAACTGCCAAACTGTGTGCCATTTGTATGAAAATGCAATGTAGTATTTTTTGCATCATTGTTTGCTATATATTGATCTAATAACTTTATCAAGTTTTTGTCATAGAATGGTTCGCCACCACTTGCTTCAAGTCTAGTAATCTGATTTGTATTATCTAATAACCATTTGAACTGTAAACTTTTACTTACATCAAGTGGAGCAGTAGGAACAAAGTTAAAGTTAGTTGCACCTTGTACATCTAATAGAGTATCGTTTTCTTTGAAGAACTTGTAATCTATCATTAACTTATTACTGTTACCTGGATTACACATTCTACATCTTAGATTACATTGATTACTAATAGTCAAATCTAATGTAGTTAGTTCTGTGTTGTTGTTACCACGACTTAGTAATCTACTGCTAACAATATTTCTTTCTTCTTCGTTCCAACATGTGGTGCAAGCATCATCTTTTATATTGTTTAGAGCGTTTTGTCTTAACTGTTCTAAACGTGGGTGATTAAATATTTGTTCTGGTGTAAGTTCTTCTGCATCTATGCCTAAGTCAACGTTACTATTGCCCATTTTACAACACACCCACGGCCTGCCTATTTTTTCTTTTGTCCAGTCTTTTAGTGCTATACTGTTAAAAGGATAATGACAATATGTGTTTGAGGTTGTAGGTTGCATTCATTCTATATGAACTTTAGAAGCACTACCTGTTATACTACCAGCATCACAACTATCACCTTTACGTGATGCTTTGACTCCTGCAATATATACAGTACCGTTGCTTCCACCAATAGTGTGTACATGAGGAATACAAGCAGGAGGTGCTGACGGATTAGGAAACTGATGTGTAACAGTTGGATCGCCTAGCCTACAAGCCAACTGACTTTCTATATACACTGTGCCTTGGCTAGGACTATCTAAGGTAGTTGTAGCATCACATCCGTGTCCGGTTGCTACTGCATCTCCTTGCCTGGCTGCCAATGTCATAGTTTCTCCTAGTTTACTGTTAATCCTGTTGTTGCTGACATATACTGTGAAGCCATACCTGACTCTGTTCTATGTACAAACAAGATACTACTTTTATTTAGTTTTACAGTATCTTTAGGATCTACAGTATAAACCCAAGGTCCTAGTCCTATACCTTGTTGGCTTGCTTGTAGTGCCAGTGGCTTTGTAACTTTAAGAGTGTTGTCATCTTCGCCTTGATAACGTGCAACAATCTCTTCACCTGCGTTTGTTCGTATAGTTATAGTTTCATTGGCATTAAATGGTTTTTCAACAATCATAATATATGTCCTGTTCCGTTGTATCCAGTGTCTTCAATATACTGTAGGAACTGATCCTTGCTACCAACTTTGATACCGTTGACTATTATCTGCGGAAAAGTTCTTGCTCCTGGAAATGTTTCAAATACTTGCTCACGTTCAAAGTCCACACCTAGTTGCTTGTAAACATAATCGAAACCACTTTTTTCACAAAATGCTTTTGCTTGATCACAGTGTGGACACATGGGCTTACCCCATATCTCAATCATAGACTAAATCCTTTGAGCTTGTCTTTATCAACATCTTGTTTGATGCCTCCAATGATATAGCTCTCTACTTCTGTTTCTTGTGGTGCTACTTGTAGTCCTGAACTACTGAGCCAATGTTGTGTCCAAGGTAGCGGATTAGTGTTAACTGGAGCATCAAATATAGGATTAAGTTGCAATGCTTTCAAGCGTCTGTTTGCAATATATTCTACATACTGTGATAGCAATGTTGTATTCAAACCAATCATTGAACCATCTTTAAACAAATACTCTGCCCAATCCTTTTCTTCTGCAACACATTCACGCCACAATGCATAAACATCTTCTTGGCACTCTTTTGCAACTTTGGCCATTTCTGGATCATCTTTGCCTTGTGCCCATAGTTTCAATACGTGTGTTGACAATGCTAGGTGTTGTGCTTCGTCACGTGCAATAAGACTGATAATCTTTGCACTACCTTCCATTAGTTTTAGTTCTCCAAAACCAAATGTACAAGCAAAACTTACATAGAAACGCAAGCCTTCTA